CTCGGTCATCTGGGAGTAGTTCTCCAAATGCCTTTGGTACTGATGTTGAAATCTTACCGTTTCTAAAATATTTCTTAGGGTCGTTTCCTTTAAGGAAAGACTCTGCTTCATCAGAAGACAAGTTTATTTTCTTTGTAAATGTCTGACTACGCGCTCCGTCAAAGATGGTCGTATATGTTTCTACGCCATCGTATTTAGGAGTCTCATTTTCCAATTCAACCTTTACAGGTGTTTCTTTTTTCATAGCTATTTGCTAGTTATTTCTTTCTTATATAATGTTTCAATAAATTCTTTGTTTATGTCACCGAGGTTTTTGAGTGTTTGCTCAAATACTTCTCGTGGCACTTCCTTTACCTTTCCGTCATGCTCAGCGATGTGATATGCTTTCTCAACCGCTGCCAACACGTAAGGGTACATGTGCTTGAATGGGAAAGATATTCTTTCACCTTTCTTGAAATCTCTATCAAGAGTGGCGTTAATATATCTTTCTGTTTCAACCATGTAGATATTAGCTACGTCTGTGTCAGCTAATGCAAGGGCGAACTCTTTTGACTTAAATTGAGACGCAATCAAAGCTAAAAGAGCATCTGCGTTGATTTCAAATGTGTTTCCTTCTTTAATTGTGAATCTGATAAGCTCTTTCTTTTCTGCCTGTTTCGAATACTTAATATCAATTTGGCAATTTTCGATATTAGTTGTGAATCCTTTTTTGGTTTTCAACATATTGTATTAATTCAGCCACTAATTCTTGAATACCATCTAACTTGGCGACGTTTACGATGGTACTGAACTCTGTATCTCTACAAAGTCCTAGATATTTTGGTCTTATGTGGTTTATCACCGCCAAAATCACAGGGAGGTTCTCCTGTGTGAAGATTTGGTTAATTTGTTCTTTGTATTGTTCCATATTATTCTTCTGGATTCATTTTACCCATAGAGGCGTTGAATGAACTATCCATTCTACTCTGAGACATTTCTCGTGGGTTCTGAGGCTGAGCTACATCTGTTCCGTCTGACTGCACTGCTCCTCCTTGCATCATCTGCATCATTTGTTGCTCTGGACTTGGTGCCATTTGCATTGTCATTATTTTATCGTACTGTTCTTTAGGTATGTAGTCGTATATGTTTTCCTTTTGGATTTCTAGGAACTGTGAAAGGGATTTAAGCTGAGCTACAGCTTGTTCTGCATCTTGTCGTGCAAGACCGTATATAATCTGGATAGAGTTCTGAATAACAGGGAAGATTGACATTGACGCTTGTTTTTTTACTTCTTGTGAAGGAACGAGCATTGAGTTTGTGTCAATTTTAATGAGTACACGGTCATATCCAACCTTATCTTCAACTTCACGGATTGTTTTAAATGCAGTCTCCTTAGATACAGAATATTTAGGGTCGCCATATTCATCCACTTCTTGGTCTTCGAAGTCAGATTCTATAAGACCTTCTTTGTTGAAATCGAATGTCACTGGAACTTTCTGACTTGAGAATACTTTTAATTCAGGTACACCTTCTTCGTTAAATGTAAGTTCTCCTAGAGAGTGTTGAAATTCTGGATTAAGTTGTGCGAATAATTTAGCTTCATCTGGGTTTGCGAAAGTAAATTCCCGCGCGTTAGCTTGTCCTTGTTCAATGAGTGAGAATAGAATACACGAGTCGTTTTCCAAAGCCTGTTTAATTGAGTTGCGAGGTTTAATGAGGCGATTGAGAGCAGCTTCTTTGAGAATTACTGTACCACCAAGAGTGTTACCTGTGTTAGAACCTGATACAATGTCGTTGACACCTGTATTGTCTTCAAGATTCTTTTTCTGCGCATTAGCATAGTTGATTCCAAGGGTTGTGTTTCCTGTAGTGAGAATCTTCTCAATCTTTCCACCAGCTGGGAGTTGGTTGATGTGGTTAGGACTTCGTTTATATGTCAAGTCTCCTTGTCCTGTCATTCCAATTCCAAATAAAATAGGGTGTATTTCACTTTCTACCTGCTCTGCATTAAGTGAGTTTATATAGTTATATAGATACGCATTACCTCTCATCATTTCGAACAAACCTACTCCGTGTGGGTCGTTCATGTCTTTGAAGAAACAGTGAGCGAGAACTACTGAACCGTATACATCTTCGTTTGGCATTTCACCATCGTAGATTGGGAAGTTACCACAAGCTACACAGTATTTGTTTCGAACTGGGTCTTCGTAATATCGAATGGTAATGAAGTCTTGTTTAACTGATTCGTCTACTTTTGATTCTTGTGCAGTTCCAGAATATTCCAAATCAAAATATTTAGCATCTGGATATTTTTCTAGGAACCTAGTTTTCTCTTGGTCAATGTCATAGATAACTTCTCCCCAAGACCATCGGTCATAAAGGTTAACTGAGTTACCTACCCATACACGAGAAGTATCTAATGCTTGTCGGTAAATACCATCAAACAATACTCGCTCTTGTCCTTTTGATTTGTGTTCTACTTTACGTGGGTATACACGATAAGCAGCGAAACCTGAGCCGATTTGGTTCTGGTAAAAGTTACGAAGTGTAGTTAATCCATTTCCTAGTGAATCTTCCCAAGTATGTTTCCATAATTCGTATTGTGCTCGTGCATAAATCTTATCTGCAGATTTAAATGTCGCATCTGGAACACGTCCAGCAAGAACTGATACAGCTGTCATAAGTTTTGCAAAAGCAATAGGTTCTTTAGCTGTAGGAATTCGTGTTACGTTATCATTTGCATTGTTACGTGCTAGGATTGGGATTTGTGTATATGAACCGTTCTCGTATACGAAAGAGTATGCGATGTTGGTTGCCTGTGATTTCATAGCAGCTTGATATGTTTCTGTGTTAATCAAGTTCTCTGCCATATAACCTAAAATTGCATCGTACTTTCGTCGATACTTTGTATTCTTAAACTTTCTTTTCTTTGTAGCTAAAAAATTCTGTAATTCTTTTCCAAGTTTTACTTTATCCTTTACTTCCTTTGGTGCACCAGCCATGTCTTTATGAAGTGAATCGTCTGATTCATTTTCATATTCATGCAACATATCTTTTGCGTTCTCTTCGACAGATTTTTTGGTTATAGCCATAATCATGCAAATTAGTGGATAATGATTTTATTATAACACACTTGACTAATATTGTCAAGGCATTTTTTGTTTAATAGTTAGCAAACATTAAATCCATCTTAGATTTAGGCTTACTTTGTGCGTCTTGTGATTTAAAGTTTTCGACAAACCATAATTTTCTAACCATATATGCAATTGCTGTTGATACAATAAGGTCGTCATGTTTTCCAGACATAGCCTCTGGCTTACCTCGTGAGTTTCGAACGAAAGATTGCATTTCATCGAGTAATGGTTCAACAAGTAAATCCTTTTCTGAGAATACTGCTCTTAGTTCTGTTAGCATTGAGTCTCGAGTGTTTCTATCTGTCTTCCAACCAAATGTTTTAGAAACAGTTTTTGTAATTTCGTCGATTCGTTGTCGGAAGTATAGGTTTTCATATCCATCTCGTTCAATTTCATTGTTTACCCAGAATCCGTCTTTGTTTGACTCTACTGCAACCAAGGCATTGTTGTACCAGACAGCAACATTTCGAACTACGTCTTTAAATTCATCTGGTGGTATGTGGTCTTGGTAAATAGCTACTATGTCTCGTGATTCAACTTCGATAATAGTCATTGTTGAGTAGTCACCATTAGCTAGACCCTCTGCAGTATCTCCACCGAGTACATAAGATTTATTTGGTTGTGGTTTTTGATAAACCCATAGCGGTCCATTGTTAACTTCTACGATTTCGTAGTTCTGATAGTCATAAAACTTAGGAGTCTCACATCTTGCTTTACAGTTTACAATTTTACGAACATCAAAGTAAGGTTTACCAGAAGAAACGAAAGCTTCTTCGATTGTAGTTGGGTACTCTTGGTTTAATCTATCAATATCACGTTTAACTGATAACCATCGCATGTAGTAATAGGTCATTTCTCGGTCAGTAAGACCATGAGTTTGTTGATAGTTAGCCCAGTTAATATCATTATTGGCTTCCATCTTATCAACTGGAATAGTTTCAGTAAATCTATCTAATTCCATGTCATCCCATGTCCAGTTATAAAAGTGAGGGTAGAACTCTACGTTAAATAATGCTTCTAGTCCACGATTCTTATTTTTAAGTGCATCGTAGTACATGTCATAGAAGTTTCCAGTAGAACCTTCAGCGGTTGACTCCATAAATACTCGTCCATCAAATGGAACAGCTGGTAATGTACCTGTAATAACTTCTTCAGCTCTCTGTGGGAACATTTTAGATAATTTAGCGTACTCTGAGATGTGAACATAGTGATATGTTCCTGAACGTCCAGAAAGTGATACACCAAATGATGATACTGAACCATCTCCGAACTCAATTTGTAATTTAGTTTTAGAACTTGTTTTGAATTTAAATATATTCTTAATCTCATCAGGAAAGTTCATAATAGCAAACTTAGCTTTCTTGTCAAAAATATCCGTCATTCCCTCTTTAACGTGAGCAATAGCCAAAGCTTCCTTGTTTGTAGAGAATAATACCTCATCTAGAATCCAAAGTG